ACCACCTGCTGCGTATGTTCCTGATGCGCCTACTTCGTTTGTTGCGGAATAGGCTGTTGTGTTTCCATTTAAAGTTACAGAGTTTGTGTACAGAGCGAGATTGATTGTATCGTTATCAATATCGTGATCCCCTGCCAATAACTCCTTTTTAAAGGAAGCACAGACTGCTTGATTTATTGTCATTTTTAACTACCTCCTGGGTCTACTGATCTTAGGGGGAGTCGTAATACTCCATCACTGTACTCATCCCTACGTTTACGTCCCATCTGCTCTTGTGCATAAAGTGCTAGAGCTTGTTGGAACCTCTGGTCGTATAATTGCATATCTTGTGTATTTTTCAAGTAAGAATATGCTTCGGCAACGGTGCCATAAAGTAAAACCTCTGGTGCATTATTAGATAAAAATGTTGTAGTAGTGGTTGTCCCCGAACCATTGCCAATTCTTTGTGGGGTTTCATCATACCACATCTCTACTGTGTAAGCTGTATTTGGAGTAGGAGCTACAATCAAAGTTGTTGCGTCCCAATTTCCCCAATACTTTGGTTGTCCTGTAAAATTTGTATCTGTTGTAGATCTTTCAGGAGAATACTCATCCATAAATGTAGCATCTCTTTGCTCCATCCAAGTTCTTGTTCCATCACCGGCTACGATTTGTAATCCTCTAGCAAATCTAAATCCGCCTTCAGGACCACTGACATCTAAAAAAGCATTATTGGCCTCAAAGGTTGTAGTGGCATATCTTCTTTGATCATCACTATCAACTTCTCTTGCAACTTTATTTTCTACATTTGTTATAAAAACATTAATAACTGAATTACTTAATACATCAGAAGTAACTTCTGTGTAGTTTCTTACATTATCTAATAGTTCAGAATAATTCATGATATTACCACGGTCACTGTACCAACTGCTGAAGTCATTAGCAAGTCATCTCTAATAGGACTAGGTTGCATTCCTACACTACTAAAAGGAGTTTCGTTTGGAAATCCTACCGGGACAACAATAGGTTCTACTCTATCGGGTCTAGGATTTTTTAGTGCTTGAGGGTCTGGTCTTGAAGGAGGAGGATCGAGTTGTGGATGTTTTGGTTCATAACATTCTGGACAAACCATAAGTCCATTCCATTCTTTTCTTATATCTAAATAAGGATATTGATAGCCACATCGATCACAAATTGCTTGTGATTTTTTACCAACTGCAAATGCCATTTATTAACTTCCTCTAAAATAATTTTGTGGAACAAGATGAACAGAAGTTCTTTGACCGTCTTCAGTTAAGGCTCTTTGTAATTCATCTTCGTAATATAATTTCATTTCTTGAACTCTTCCGGGATTATGTTTTTGAGCTAAATAAAAAGATAAACCAGAAACCATACAAGGTAAAAATCTGTAAGGAGCATCTGGAGTATTGGTGTATTTACCTGCATCTTCAATTCTACCAACATACCAATAATTAATTTGTGTATTAGTTACGTTAGGAGTTAAATATAAACTAATTTCTACATTAGATAAATTTCTTCTAACATAGTATTGAGAAGGTGTTCCTTGTGAAGATTTATTTGGTATTGCTTGATACTCTGATCTTGAAATTTTTGTCATGGTAGTGTCAGTGTCGCCATTTCTAAACACTGCTTCTAGTACGTCACTTGTGTTGGCTGGTGCGGTGTAGGTTGTAGTTCCTTGAGTTAAATTTTGACTATGATTTATAACTTTCCAAAGATGAACTCCTCTGTTGCCCCATTCAGATAACAACAGATTTAAACTTCTTCTAGCTGACTTTAAATCATATCCAGTTCTCACTTGTCTTCCGATTCTCTCAAAAGACTCCTCAATAACTTCGTCAATGTTTAAGTTAAAATCTGTTGTACCTGATGTAGCCATGTCAAATTACATACCCATTGCCATTTTTTTTCTTGGTGAAATAGCCATTCCGCCACCACGCTTCTTCATCATACCGCCACCACGCTTCTTCACGACCTGTTTCTTTTTAGCCATGCCTCCGCCTCGCTTTTTGATTACTTGTTTTTTCTTACCCATCATGATAATTACCTCTTTTTATTTAATTGTTCGTACTTACGTTGCCTTTCAGCCACTACTTCTTCGTAATAGTCTTTAGGCCATTTCTCATAATAGCCTATCTTATGTAGTTTGCAACTTGCTTCATAAAGTTGTTTAAACTTTTGTACTAGCATCATAGAATATTCTAAATCAGAGTGTTCTACAGGTTCCTCAGTGGGATCACAAAGAAAAGCTTCACTATCTGGACTAGCAGGAGTTTCAGGATGAAACCCCATAAAATACACGTCTCTTCGATTATAAGTTTTATTATAAAAATCTATTTTATCTTGAAATTGTTCTGGCGTGTATTGTGCAAAAAAAGGATCACAATATATAATTATATCGTGTTGTTTTTTATTCCAAGATTTAATGACATCTGTTAATTGTTTTTCGTATTTTGATTTATCCATACGAACTTCAATTCTAACTTTATTATCTTTTCTCCATTTAGCTGCAAAAGGACACGCTGGAAATCCAAGATGTTTGTTCACTGGTTCTAAGGTAGTCTTAGACCAATTAATTACATCAAGTTTTATTTTTTCTGCTTGTTTTTTTCTTGACAATTGTTTTTACCATCGTGGGTTTTCCACCTGGGTTGCCAGCTTTTTGTTTTCTACTGACAGCAGATCTTTTTTGACCTTTACTCATCGTTCTTGCTTTAGCTGCAGGGACACATTTAGGATAATTTTTTCTTTTTTCTCCACCACTACGTCCACACTTAGGATAAGAGCCATCAGATTTTTTATTAGCTATATCTACCCAGTTTTCTCCTACCCAAGCTTTAAGACCTTTTTTAGCCATTATGATCTCTTAGTAACTTTTCTTCTATTCTCCATAACACCACCGCAACCTTTTGCTACCCCACCTTGGTTATAATTTGAAATTTTTTTTCTTTCCTGAGAGACTTGATTGATCATACCTCCATCAGCCTTTTTATTTTTTTTACCGCCTGGAGTTACTTTTCCAGAGCATACAGCACCTGCATACATATTTGCATATGCAGAGGGGTAGACTTTAAATTTTCTTTTTGCTGCCGCTTTTCCTTTTGCGCATAATTTTGCCATTTTTCTTTTTACTCCTTCCCGGTTTCTCTATTTGTTGTCTCATCTGAGCTCTGCTGATCGCCATGTTCACATCCTGCACATTCGCAATAAATACAAGTTTCTTGACAGTGACACCAACAACCACATTTATCGCATCTAGTAATATTCATTAATCCCTTAAAAGGTCTTTAATCTCCTCTATGTCTTGTTGCATTGTTGCTATTTGAATCTTAATAACAGCAATATCTTGTTGTATTTCTGAAACACTATCTGCCTTAACTTCAACAGCTTCAATACGCTGAGACCACATACCCCATGTCATAATAATAGTTCCTGCAAGGACTAAATAAGGTAAGGCTGTTTTGATATCTATTTTCATTTTGTTTTGGCACTCATGTTACTTAAAGGGTTATTTAAAGCCTTATTAATTTGTAAGTCAAGGTTTTCTTCTATGAGTTTTAACTCATCAAATATCTCTCTTGTATCAGCTTTTTGTCTGTCCTCGATGTCATTTACAATTTCGGTGATATGACGAATGTCATTACTAGCGTTGCGTAAATCTATCTTCATGTCTCCTTTAAGGTCACGTGCTACAGAAGCCACTAGGTTAATTTCGTCTAATATCATATCTAGTTCTGATTTAATCACTGCAATTTGTTCATCATAGTGCGAAAGGTCAGGAGCTGTATACTCCAAAACTTTGGTGGTTAGGTCTTGATAATTTTTCCAAAATTCGAAGACTGCCCAAGCACCACTACCTAGGGCACCTAATAGTGTAAGAATAGCAAAAGCTTTACCTCCACTTACCTTTAAACCTGAATACTCAATACTGGGCATTTATCATCTCCTGAATTGTATTTTCCTGTGCCATGTCAAACAACATACCATACTGATCATCTATTGTCTTGTTTAAATACTCACCCACATCAACTTCTGTAAAGCTTTGAGTAGGTGTAAAGAAAGTTTTTGTATCTCCTAATATCTGCATTACAA